CGACATTATGAGAAGCTTTATGAGTAACTTCAAAGATCAAGCCATATGTATATGGTAATGATACTAGAAAGTTATCCATAAGACAGGACCGAGAGGCTAAGTCGAGAGTCTTTGCCATTCTTGATTATTGAACACAAACTGCACTTTTACCTCTTCACCAGTTGGTTTTCCAACTGCTGAGGATGTTTAGTACTGATTGTACCTTTAACCAAGGGCACGGACTTTCTCTTAGAACGCGTCCAGGCCACAAATACCATTCTTTCGACCTATCATCTGCAACAGACAGATTCCCGATGAGATATCAGGAATTTGTCGTTAAACAGATGCTAGGTGAGAGAATGGGATCTGCTTGAGCAAAAGTACTTATCGGTTATGAATTTAGAACACCCGAGGGAGACTTCATCCGTTATGGATGCGGTCAACCCATGGGTGCTCACAGTTCATGACCTGTATTTACTTTATGCCATCATCTTATAGTTCAATATGCTGCCTTTAAAGCAGGGCTTCCGCCCGGTTTTAAGGAGTATAGAATACTAGGGGATGATATCGTTATTGCTAACGATCAAGTAGCGGATCAATACCTAAGAGTTCTTTCAACCCTTGACGTACCCATCTCAATGGCTAAAACTCATGTATCAGTTGATACATTTGAATTAGCCAAAAGATGGCTACACAGAGGGATTGAAATAACTCCTTTCCCAGTTGTTGGTATATACAGTGTCAGAAAGAGATGACATCTCTTAGCTGAACTGTACAGTTCAACACTAGGTAAGGGGTTCGATCATCTTGTGGATGCTGGCGTTTCCCCAGTCATTAGAGCCATCTTAGAAGCCATAGGTTATCGAGGGCGATTAATCGCCTCGAAGCTACGGCTTATAAGAGCGTTCCTGATTCTTCGAAGTTTTACATCGAAAACAGACATACCAGATAAGATGCAAGGAATTGTAAAATTCTTTGCCTTATTTAATATATCTGTCTCATGTACACGTTGGGATGCTACTATTGTCAAAGATTTTGATAATCTAGCATGCAACGTGTATTATGAGGAACAGGAACGAGCTGCAAATCGGGCTCGGCAGGCAGTTCATGATTGACAAAACAATCTTATGAAAGAACTGGATGCTGAGTCTGATTTAAGGCCGGATGACCAATCCGAGCTTTCTGATTCGTGATTAGAAGCTGTACCGAGTTTGGCCGCCGTTAGTAATAAAGCTAACGAAAGCCATTCTACGGTCGTGTCTTCTGCACGATCTACGCAGGAACCATCATATTTTATCTGAGATAAATTACCTCGGACAAAAGTGATGATCTTGCCGGACGTATCGGGAGTAGTCCCAATACGATCAGAACATCTGCAGGCTGGAACTACTGCTACTGTAGTAAGAAACCTTATTAGAGCTCAATATAAATTGATCTCTAATGGGGCAACTCACTATAGTGTAGGCAATTCTTCACCCACTGCCCGAAGAAGTAGTTTAGGTAAAACCTAAACGGGGTCTTCGGAGCTTATCCCGTCCGTGAAAC